CCCGGTGTATGTTTAGGTAAAAATGAAGCTAATTCATACTTACCATATCTTGCACCAAATCTATCTTCACTTGTTTTAAAATCACTAATAAATCCAACACTTTTATTACCAGCACCAACTCCAAATGGTAATATTGTAGAAGCATTGTTTTTAGCAACATCACCTATTTTAAAATCTTTAACAGGAGGAACACCAGATTTAACTGGATTATTGTTACCATCTGTAATTTTTATTCCTGATTGATCTTTTATGTCTGAATCAGTTTTGTTTTTAGATTGATCATTATCTGTCTGTGGATCTTTAGGTGGTTCCTCAAATGTACTTTCATTGCCTGGTATTCCAGCTATAGTTCCAAAAAAAGCTGGTTGTTGCATGTTGTTACCATCTAAGAAAAAACCAACAACCCATGTTCCTTCAGCAGGTCCAATAGGAGTTGTTCCTTTTCCAGCAATAGCAGCAGAAGTTATAGGTTGTATTGGTGTTGCAAAAGGCAGATCTTCAGTAGGTTGTTCATTTTTATCTTCTGAATGATAACCATATATTCTTACTCTACATCTACCAGCTTTAAGTGGGTCATCAGTTCTTGATTCCACTACACCTATAAACCAAATAAATCCGTCTTTATTAAATATATTCATTAACTATCTCTTGCTCCATTCATTGAATCTTTAATTAGTTCTACTATCATATGATGAGACTGCAAAGTTATTTTATGTCTAATAGCTGATATTAAGTAACTACCTGTATAAAATTTATCTCCAGTATCTTTGTTTTTATCTTTTTCTGATTTAGGTGAAACGTCTGGAAAAATAAAATCTAATGTTCTACCCACTTCAACATCAGTTCTTCCAGGAATTATCATATTTAATTTAAAATTGTTAAGTTCCATTAAATTAGACTTTCTGTTACCATGTATCTCTGACATTTTTTCATTAACATTATCTTTCATATCAGGAAATAAACCTGGATGGACCGGTGCAAATTTTATATCAGATAAAGGTGATCTTGTAGAATCAACATTAAAAAAAGGTTTTGGTTTAGCTTCACTGTGTGAATAATCATCAAAACTTTCAATAGCATCATAATCGTGAGCTGCATACTTTTTATTTAATACATCTAATGTTATTAGTCTATTAGCCAAATATCCACTATTATAATTAGCTAAATGATCAACAGTTTTTACAAGTTGAAACTCTTCAACATTAAACATTTTGGATACTGGATTTTCGTTCTTTTTTAGTTGATTAGTTTGATATTTGTAAGTACCTATACTTAAACCATTATTACTATCTTTATTAAATTTAAATATTGTTTCTATACTACCAAAAACAAATGCTTTATTAGTCTCAAAAAATAAAAAATTACATGCTTTGCCTTCAAGTGGTATAGATTTGGAAGCACACCAATTTATACATTTAAATGGAGTCCATCCTGGACTAACAAATTTAACAGCATTGGATGTAGAAGTTAAAATTTGTAGTTTAGATACATCATTATTGAAAGTATAAGCATTGTCTTTTTTTATAGCTGTTCTTTTAGTTTGTATATAATCATCAAATATATCTCTAACTAATGCACTAATTTGACCTTTAAAGGTTTTAAAAATTGGTTTAAATGTATTAGCTATTGCTTCTAAAGAAACAAAATTTAAATTATATATTTGAGTTCCTTGGTCATTAGCAAATTCTCTATCAGTTACAGAATAAACTCTAAATATTTTTTCTATTAATTGACCACTACTTGGTGTTTCAATTTTAATATAAAGATATTCTTCACCAACAATAGGTAATTCTTTAATTAAGTTTCTAGAATCAACAAATAAAAAGTTGCCTGACATGTTTGGTGAAAATATATCTTCGTAAATGTTAAGTTCAGACATATAATCTTTTATGTCTAAAAATTTACCAGAACCTGTAAATATCACAAGCTCATGTATATCAACTGTACCTGCAGTTTGAAAAGGTATAGTAGTTTGTGTCATGTTTTCATTAAGTTTTCAAATTGACTAATTATTGATGGTACAAAATCACTTTTAATTATTTTAATACTTCTTTTTGCATCATTTTCTCTATCTTCATGGATTAGATTAGTAATAGCAGTACCATTTGTTATATTATCAGTACCAGTAATATTAGAAGTTATAGAAGTATTAGAAGCTAATGCAATTGTATCTCCATTATTAAAACCTCCTTGAGGTACTCTGAGTTTAAATGTAGAACTACCACTAATATTAATATCTGTAATAACTCCAACACCACTACCTGTTACATTAGTTAAAACTGAACCATTACTTAAATTTAATGTATCAATACTATCTGATAAAGTTATTTCAATATTTGCATTGGTTGTTATATTACCAGTCGAATCTTCATAATGATGGGTAGAAGTTATATTTCCATATTTCTCTTTTGTGAATTGTTTTAAAAAGAATTGTTCTAATGGCCATCCAAACCTTGGATCAAGTATACCATTAGATTGTAATATAATCCAGTGTAATCCTGGATCACCATAAAACTTATCAGCTGTAATTTCAGGTGTTTCACCACTTACTATATCATATTCATCATAGTTAGATGCATTAGTAACTACGTTAGCTAAAAATTTACTTCTAGTAGATAAATCTGGCATAACTTGCATAGATTCATAATTATCTAATGTAAATGTAGCTAACGGATATTTTTGAAAGTATTGATATGTCATTAGAATCCTTCTGCAATTCTTTCTTTAGTGAGTACTTCGAGTTCTTTAAATCTTAGGCTCATGTTTACTTCTACTGGTTGACCATCTTCAAATGAAGCAAAAATATCACCACCATATTCTACATTCATATCTTCTAGTACACAAGTTGATATTTTATTAAAATATGTATTTTCTTCACCTCTATACATATATTTTATTTCAAATTCTGAAGGATATAAAAACATTAAACCAAGACCACCTACCATTTCTGGATGCATATGAAATTTAAACATCTTAATTATATCTCTAACTTTTTGTGCTTCCTCTGCACTTTTAGGCATGAATGTATGTCTAAAATTAAATGTTCTAAAATCTACTCTCTCAAAAAATTGTTCTCTAAATGGATTAGTTACTTGTTTAGAAGCAGCTTGCAATAGATCACTAGGCTTAGGAATTCCTACAGCACCTAAAACTGAACTTAGTCCTCCTACAACTTGAGTAGCCAAAACTGCAGTAGCTTCTTTAGTTGATTCCATGTTCAAACCCATTGAATCACTAGCTCCTTGACCTCCTCCAGCAAAGCCACCACCTGCCATACCTAATGAAGTTTCTTGATAAGATACACCATAATTAACTGCTGGCCTATCTTGTATATGTAATGTAATAACATCTCTTAATCTTTGTGGAACATCTGGTTTTAATGTTGCAAGACCTTCTAATGCACTATTTAATCCTTTTTTAGCGGTGTTTAATGTGCCATCAATGAGTCCAGGACTTCCAGCATTAGTAGAATAATCTGCTGATTCTGAAGATGGTGTTGTTTGTTTTACTTGTTTTCCATCACCTATTCCAAGCATCCCCCCAAGTGCTGAACCTTTCTCTTTAGCAAAGTTTACAGCACTATTAACTCTTTGAGCAGTTCTATTAGGATCAATTCTGTTTTCTCCACCTCCAACTACAACATCAGCCATTAAATTATTTTTAATCCGTTCTCTGCCTTTTGCTTCACCTTCATTAAACTTAGATTTACCTCTCACATTAATATAAAATTGTATATAATGTTGTTTATCTAAATCACTGCTTATACCTTCAGGATATGCAAAATCTGTAACATTGTATTTTTGAACTTCACCTTTTGGAGCAGTATCGGGTTGTATGTTCAACCTAGTAACATCTTCTTGTAATTTAGCTGAAGGTGGACTCTTGTAATAGCTTGAACTACTACTATCTAAATTAATGCCACCCATGGTTGTACCATATGACATATTTTTTTCCTCATAAATAGTTATTTAATTATTATTATTTATCATGTATAAAGAGACCTACAAAGGACGATATAGAGTTGCCAACCCTAAAAAGTACAGAGGTGATATAAAAGAAGTAGTTTATAGATCGTCTTGGGAACTTAAATTTATGAGGTGGTGTGATTATAACAGCAATGTGTTAGAATGGGGATCCGAGACAACTATTATACCATACAAATCTCCAGTCGATAGTAAAATACACAGATATTTTGTAGATTTTTATATAAAAGTAAGAAACAAAGATGGTAAGGCCAGTAAGTATTTAATTGAAATAAAACCAGAAAGATTTACTAAACCACCACCTATACCAAAAAGAAAGACAAAAAGATTTATTAATGAAGTATTTACTTATGGAACCAATCAAGCAAAATGGAAATATGCAAACGAATATTGTCTCGATAGAGGATGGGAATTTTTGGTACTCACAGAAAAGGATCTTGGTTTAGACAAATATGGCTAATATATTAGAACAAATAACTTTACGTGCTGCAGGAAAAGTACAACCACAGAATTGGTATAAAACACAAGTTAGAGAATTGGGTGGAGCAAGTCCTAATAAACTTTTACAGTCTGGAAAGTTTGCAGCAAGAATTATTCCAGGTAACATGTATCTTTTTAAATATGATCCAAAAGACAAAGATATTCCATTTTATGATATGTTTCCGTTGGTTATTCCTTTTTCAAGGACTGAAGGTGGATTTTTAGGTATAAATTTTCATTACTTACCATACATGATGAGAGTAAATATATTAAAGGAATTTAATAGATTTGCAACAGATAAAAAAATTACAGAGAAAACAAGATTAAGATTATCTTACAGAGTATTAGAAAGTACAAGAGTGTTTAGGTTTGTTAAACCAGCTATAAGACATTATTTAAAGCAACAATTAAGATCAAGATTGTTAATAATCCCATTTCCAGACTGGGTTGTAGCTTCTCAACTTCCTGTACAAAGATTTAGAGGTGCTCCTATGGAAACTGTTCTCAAAGAAACTAGAAAGAAGAGCGTAGCATGACAATAGGTACATTATCAAACTTTAATTTATCAAACTTTCAAGCTGAAGTTCTAGGTAAAGGACTTGCAAGAGTTAATCGCTTTGAAGTTATAATACCAAGGCCAAAACTTCTTAATCAAAGATCTCCACAAAAAGGTTTTAATGGAGGTATAATTGGTGGAGAAAGAGTTAGTACTTCAACAATAGCACCACAAAGAATATCACTCTTATGTGAACAAGCAGCATTCCCATTATTTAACATTAATGTTAAGCCTTATAGAATATATGGTACACCATATCAAAGACCGGTAACTTCGGATTATGGTGGTGATGGTTTACCTATGACATTTCACGTTGATAGACAAATGACAGTAAAAAGATTCTTTGAGGATTGGGCAAGATTTATAATTAACAGAGATACATTCAATGTTGCTTATCAAGAACAATATATTGTTGATATAGAAATATACCAATTAGATGAATTTAATAGAAGAACATATGGTATAAAAATAATTGAAGCATTTCCAAGAAGTTTAAATCAAATGGAACTTAATAATAATGCTCAGAATCAAACACACAGATTAATAGTTTTATTTTCATATAGAAAATGGATGTTTATAAACGATAATCCAAGTAAATCAATACAAGAACCAACAGTTCAAAATCCTAAAGTTAGAGTGGATGCAGTTGGTGAGAGTATAATTAAAACTACAGAAACAAATATAGGTACAACTACATTCTTTGGACCTTAATTATGGAGATTAATAATGGCATTACCTAAACTTGAAACACCTACATTTGAATTGATATTACCTTCGACAAAAGAGGTTGTTAAATTTAGACCTTTTTTAGTTAAAGAACATAAAATATTATTACAGCAACAAAATACTGTTGCAAATAATATTGTAAAAACTATTAAAGAATTAATACATGTATGTACATTTGAGAAGTTAGATTTAGATAAACTACCTAATTTTGATATGGAATATATTTTTTTAATGTTAAGAGCCAAATCTATAGGTGAATTGGTTGATATAACAGTTAAATGTGACTGTAATAAGAAATTAAATGCAGTAGTAAACTTAAATAATATAAAAGTCATCAATGATGAAAATTTACAAAATACAAATTTAAAGATAAAAGATAATTTGTTTATTAAGGTTAGACATCCTGTATTTACTGAAATGATGGATATATATGAGCATGCAGATACTGATAAAGTATTTGAAGTAGTTGGTAAATGTATTGATTCAGTAACTATGGATGATAAATTATATGATAATTTTAGTAATAAAGAACTTAATGAATTTATTTTAGGATTAACCAAAAAAGAGTTTGAAATTATAGAACAATTCTTTTTGGATATGCCTAAAGTTGTTTATGAAGATGAAATTAAATGTAAGGATGAAGAATGTGGTGTTACAAATGTAATAAAATTACAAGGAATTGAACATTTTTTTATATAACTCTTTCTCAGGACGATTTAGCTAATTTTTACCAATTAAATTTTCAGCTAATCCATGAATATAATTATTCATTAACAGAACTGGAAACTATGATACCCTGGGAAAGAGAAGTTTATGTTGGATTACTTTTACAACACTTAAAAGAAAAAAAAGAAAGACAGGAAATGATACAACAGAATCAAAAGCATTATGGATAAATTTAAAGATTCTCTTAAAAACATGTTGGGCAAAATGGTTCCTAGTAAGGAAACCAGAGGAGCTGTCGTTGATAAATTCAAAGGTGCATTTGCGGCTAATCCTGAAGTAAAAATATTAGCTAAAATTGAAAAGAAACAAAATCAACAGTTTTTACTTGTACAAACAATACAAGATAGTATTAGAAGGATAGAAGAAAAAGTAGTAGGTGAAGAAAAAAAATCATTTGCTAAAAAAATATTTGAGTTCTTAAAAAAAGGTTTAAGTGCAGCTCTTGGTTTAGCTGGAATAGTTGCTGCTATTACTGGGTTTTCTAAAATTCCAGGGAAAATTGTTGATGTATTATCTTCAGTACTATCTAAAATGGGTTTAGGTAAAATAGCAAACATGCTCCTAGGACCTAAAACTCCACCAACTTTAACTAAACCAACAACAACTGGCCCAGGGGGACTTGCAAGAAAAGTAACAGTTACAAATATAAAACCCATACCAGTTATAGAAGCTGGTCTTCCTGGTAGAGATAAGAAAGGTAAAAAAGGTAGAGGTGCTAAAGGACCACAGACTAAAGGACCACAGACTAAAGGACCACAAACTAAAGTACCAGATACAAAAACTCCACCAAAAGGTACGAAAGTTCCAGATCTTCCTGATGACAAAAAATTCAGTGATAAAAAATTAGACCTTGAAAAAATAGCAGATAAAAATAAAGCACCTAAAGCACCAAGTAAATTAGCAAAATTTGGTAAAGCTGCATTAAAAGGTGCTAGATTTTTAGGACCTGCTGGAGCTGTTCTTGGTGCTGGAATGGCTGTCGGATCTGCAGTTCAAGGCTATGGTGATGAAGCTACATCAGAAAACTTAGGCATAAAAGGTAGAGATCCAACAGGTGGTGAGAAAGCATCATCAGCTGCTGGTTCAGCTATTGAGAGTGCAACACTTGGATTAGTTGATGCCTCAAAAGCAAGTAAAGCAATAGCAAAATTCTTTGGAGCTGGACCCGGAGACTTAGAAGGTGTAGATGAAGAATTACATCAATTTATTAAAAAAGATGATATAGAAAGATTTAAAAAAGAAGGTACTTTTGCAAAATATAAGAAAAGATTATATAAAGCACCTGGTGCTCCTAATCCTCTTCTTGGAGGTATGACAGCTCATCAAGCATATCAAAAGGCTTATGATGTAGAAAAAGCTGATCCAAAATTACAAGCAGAACAAGAAGAAGAAAGATTAAAAGGTATTGCTTCAGGAGAAGTTGACACAATCAATACAGGAATATCTGATACAGGTGAAGTGCTTACTCGTAAAGTTACAGCTGATGATGTTAAAGAAGCTCAGCAAAAATTAGATGAAAAGAAAGGTGGTGGTCAAGGTGGAGGTGTTACTGTTAATAATGTTAATAATTCTTCTAATCAAGCTCCACCTCCCCCAGCTGGTGTCAAACCCCAGCCAAGGAAAGGTCCAAGCTCTTTAGAAATGCAGCTTCTAAGAGATGTAGTATATCAATAAACTCAATCTTCGTTAGCTAGCTTAGCAAAATAACTTAATGATTCATCTTCATCAGATGTATCGACTTTTGCCTGTGTAGCAGGAACTGGTGCAGCAGCTGGCTTAGGTTGATCTAAGTCAACTTGTTCAGCCTTGTGTAAATTAGCTCCAGTAGCTGTTAGAACCATTTCTAACTTCTTTTTAAGTTCATCATAGTTCTTAAAGTTTTTTGGATCTGTAAATTCAACTAATGAATGCTCACCAGCCCAAATGTTTTCCAATTTCTCATCATCATCTGATAGAGGACTAATATCACTAAAGTCAGACTTATCATAATTACGATAACCTTCAACATTTCTGATCTTTAATTTAAAGTTAGCACCTTTCCAAAAATCAAATGGATTTATTGGATCTTCGTCATCAAACTGAGGTTGCATAACATCTTTAATCTTATCAAAAATCTTCTTACCATATTTGTATAAGAATGCTTTTCCTTCATTTTGAGGATTAGCAGGATCTTTTACAACATAGATATTAGAGATGTAGCTGAGCTTTCTTTTTTGTGCACGAGCTGTATCTTTATCTTTCTCTCTACCAGTATGCCACAGTTCTGTATTTAACTCAGAAACTGGATCTGGTTTGTTGAGAGTAGTAAGAGAGTTTTCAATATACCACTTACCTGTTGTAGGACTTTGAAAGGCATGATGCCATACACGAGCCCAAGGTAAGTCTTCACCTGTTGGAGGAGGTAAGAATCTAATTACAGCTTGACCATTACCAGCTTTATCTACCTCTGGTTGCCAAAACCGTTCGTCTTTTTTGTTTCCTTCAGATGGTGTGTTAATCTTTTCGACTTCTTTCATTAAGCCATCAAAATTACCACGATTCTTTTTTAAAGCAGAAAAATCCATTGCCATATTTTTTACTCCGTATAAATTGTATTATTGTATGATTGTGTATATTACTGTATTTTACTACTATTTACAACTGTTACCTATTAGCACTTGTGTCAACTGCAATATAAGGCCAAAAGGTAATTCTTTTAGATATCTCATGTTGATTTCTTGCAAACTTAGCAAGCACATTTTGAGTATCTCTTAACTGTCCATTAAGAACATATAAATTTTCTTGTGCAATGGCTATATTNTTTTCTATCTCTGCCATTCTACCATTAATCTTGTCTAATTCTTCGTCTGAGTATTGACTCATACTTTTCCTTATCTACGTCTAAAAACGGTGTATACTTTTTAATAATCCTTGATACATCAGGCCATATAATATCATTATCTAATGTTTTATCTAAAATAGCCACATAATTATTTATATCATTTAGTATTACCATTGTTTCTATTGAAACATCTTTACGTAAATACTTCTTTAAAAGTATGGGATGATTTCTTCCATTATCAAATATATCTTCAAACTTTATTTCTCTCTTCTCTACTTCAAACAATAACTTATCAATATCATTTGTAAATGTATAAGTCATTGCTTCAATTCTTCTTCTCCAATCATTATAATTACTTTTTGCTTCGGAGTTAAAAACACCACCCCATCTATCTCCTGAAACAAAATTAGCAACTAAGAAATCTACAACTTCTTTTTCATTGAATGTATCAGCAATCTTTCTAATACTCAAAAGATCATTCCTTTTAAAGAAAGATTGTTTAGTTGCTCTCACTCTACCTCTTTGTTTAATAACATCATACTTATCTGTAGTGAAATGTAATTTCAAGGCTAAGTATGATCTATAAACGTCAAATGCTTCCATACATATCATATCGGTAATTTACCTTTGGGTTTCATTAAATTAGATTCTTCAGCTTCAAGTTGTATCTTTTGTTTTAAAGACGGTGTTACTAAATTACCTATGCTTTCAATATCGACTGCATTAGTATTGCAGTAGTCTATTATTGCGTCCATATATCCTATTCTATCCTTAGAAACTCTCTCTTCAATAAAAAGTGAAAATTCAGTAGGGGATCTAAACCTCTTTGTTATAACTATACTATCATTAAATTCTAACATATTATACTATACCATATGTACGTAACATAATTAATGATGTGTTAATAGCAACACAAGTAACTGAAAAGGCACTAATAGTTAAACAAACTTTCTGATACATATTATCTCCTAATATTAAAAAATACCATACGTGCGTAACATAATTAATGTAGTGCTAGTTGCTATCGTACTTATTGCAATAGTATGAACAATCTGACAAATTTTATCTCTCATACTTACCTAATATAATTTTTATTTAAAACATCTTCTAATATAACTACATGCTCTCTATTGTTTAGATGTTGTTCTTTAATATCATCTTTTGATTGACCATGATAATCTACAGCGTGATGGTTCTTTATCATCATTTCATCAAGCCTTTGATTGTCATATTCAGGTAATACAAATACACCTAAGATTCTACCGTACTTTCCAACCCCATCTTTCATAGTTCTTAGTGTTTGTGTAGAATCCAAAGGCATAGTCTCTTGTACAAACTTTTTTGAAGCAATGCCATATTTTTTTTCTTCTTTGTCACTTGTTCTTGATTCAGGAGCATCTATACCATAAAGACGTACTCTCTCATTTCTCATCCATACACCAAAGCCAAGGTCAATATCAACATCAACTGTATCACCATCAACTACTTTAACTATTTTACAATTATATTCGTACATGTTTTTCCTTTGCTAACAACCGTAATTTTCCCGATAGGTTTCTCGTAAATCTATAAATTCATTAATATAATTATCGCGTTTTTCCTCAAATATAACTACACCTTCATGGGCGACTGCCATAATTATTAACAAATTAGAAACAGGTACTTTTGTTCTTTCCTCAAATGCAACAGCATATGCAGCAGTCTGCATAAAATAATTTTTTATCTGTTCTTTTGTCTTAAACTTAGAAGACGTTTTGAAATCTATTACTGACAACTTACCTTTATATTCCCCAACACAATCTACTGTACCAGCTATCTCTAAATGATCAGAATATAACTTACTTTCTAAACCATGTATATTATCTATGCAATCCAACTCTGGCTTGATTGAATGCCACATTTCAAGGTCAAACTCTTTGTTACGGAATTCTTTGTTCGATAAGTAGTCTTCGCATAGAAGATGCACTCTTGTTCCTTGCTTTGAGGCTTTAGCTGTGATTGCAGCTGCTTTTTCTTTACCAATTCTTTCTCGCCATGCTTGTATTGCTTTTTTGGCAAGTTGACCGGTAATCGAAGTGACGGATGGATAGGCTTTACCTGACGGAGTCCTGTATAACCTTGTACCATTATCGTTAAATCGTTTAATTGGGGGAAATTCATGATGTATATGGTTGAACACTAAGCAATTAATCCTAATTTATAAACTGTTCTCCCGTTCTCCTTCAAAGCTGTCATTATCTTCTTATCGTTGTCATCTATATTATATGATACATGAACCCACCCAGAGTCACCAACACCTGGTGTGTAAAATTCTAATATTAATTGACGAAATTCACAATTATCTTTAATCCATTCAGCTATTTCGCTATTATCTACACCAGCTATCTCTATATCTGCTGCCATTCCCTTGCAATGATCAGAAGTTCCTGACCCACCTATAGCTTTATTAAGTTCACTACTCCTAAAACCTGAATTAATACTNACAGGTTTACCAAAGTGCTCTCTAACTGGCTGTAACACATATTCACATAATAATCTTAAATTATCTATTTCATTATTACTTGGGTCATTATCTATTCCACGACGAAGAGCTGTTTGGCTCTTCGTCATCTCGTTTAGTGAAAAATTATTTGTTAGTTTCATTAGGTTTCCTCATACATGTCTTCAAATACATTTCTTGCAACTATGTATTCTTTTACTAGTTTAGATCTAACAATATCATCATTACCATATTCAACTACTCTGGCAGAAGGCATTAGATCAGCTATTAACATAAACTTTTTGAGTCCTGATTTATCAAATCTTTTATATAGGTCTGTTTGTCTAAAATCCCCACAAAATATAATTTTAGATCGTTCCCCAACTCTTGTTATAATACTATTAAGTTCCATATCTGTCATATTTTGACATTCATCAACTATAATAATAGAATTATCAATTGTTATGCCTCTTATATAAGAAGTTAGCATAAACATAATATTTTTTTGCTCTTGTAATCTTTGGTATGAATCTTTTCTTGTAAATAAACTATCACAAATATCTTGATATGGTTTTTCATAAATCTCAGCTTTTTCGTGTACATCACCAGGTAAATGACCTATATCTCTTGAAGGCACAGCTGATCTTACAATAATAACATTTTGAAATCTGTTATCTTTTGAAAGAACTTGTTGGATGGCTTTGTAGAGTGCAATATAAGTTTTACCTGTGCCAGCTACACCATGTAGCAAAATAAAACTTGACCAGCTACACCATGTAGCAAAATAAAACTTGACTGATCATATAGTTTGAAAAACTTCTGTTGATTTATAGTTAATGGAGTTATTTCATAAAGATCTTCTATTTTAACTTTTAATTTATTATCTTTATTTTTATCAAGAACTGTTACATTAGATTGTTGTAACTGTAGAGTTGGTTGTAGACATTTTTTACGCGACATTTATACTCCTTAGAGTTAGATTGAATGATCACTTTATTCATAATCTATTTTTTGTGCCCAACTGTTGGTAACGCGTTACGAATACCTGTTTTGGCACGGGATAAGTTTTGTCCAAGAGTACTACCATAACCAGATTGTTCATGTATCTTGGATAAAACTTCTTTGAATCCATTATCTGTAGTTTTTACACCAAGACGTACTGGATCACCTATAGCAGGTGTATAATCTATTACTTGTTCTAAGTGTGGATTTTTTTTCTTAAAATGGGTATGATCTTTCATTGGAAATTTATGTTCCGAAAGCTCACCTGTGTTTATATCTTTAAATGTGTAAGTTGGCATACAATTTTATTTATTAAAAAAAACTACGGTTATTGAAGACTTGAAAAGTTATTTTGTTTTTATTTTTAATTAATAACTTTTCCTTAGCCATTTCTATATCATCTATATTTGTAAAGATACCAGCAAATTGGGCATTCTTTTCTCTACCACGACTGTCGGTATTTTTATACTCTAGCACAAAAAATTCTCTCATACTTATGCTCCATAATACTGAACATTAGCTGTATCATATGAATCAACTCTGTAAGTTTCATGTGAAGGTCTATCCATTGGAAAAGGAAATGTTGCTTGATTAACATAAATGTTAGTTTGGTCTTCACTATAAGGATACTCAAAATTCTTATATGATTCCATATTTGGATTTATTTGATTATCATAATTACCGTAAATACTCTCAGATTCAGAATCAAAATCATCAATCATATCTTCATCATCAACTAGTTGAAGAAAACCTGATTGAGCAAAACCTATACTTACCATAAATGAATTAAGTTCTTCAACCATTTCAGTTTCATCTTCAGCTGAAAATTCATAAGTAAGTCTGGATTTATTATCGACATTTTCTTGTGTAATTGTATATTTGTAGGGCATCAATTTCTCCTCATGTTAGCATGATCAATAGCATCAGCATTGTTAAAAATGGGAACGGGATTAGACTTATGAAGAGTACTAACGCCAACAACACTCGAACCGGTATAGACATTTTTCTCTTTTTTAAGCGCTGGGGAAAAGTCTCTTGAATTGAGACTTGGAATCTTTTTAGTTTCTCTAGGAAATACTCCAGATACTTCAAGTGTAGCTTTCTTTGAATTTATATCACCTTGTAAATGTGCAGGTAATATTTTACGTTTTGAATAAGGATTTATACCAAGTTTTCTGCTTTGTTTTGACTTTCCATAATTTAAAAATTTCATCAAACATTCTCCTTAACTTTTTTTTTACGACTTCGTTTTTTCTTCACAGAGTCTTCAACTTTTGGAGGCAACATATCAGGAAAAGCTAGCCTTACTAAATCTTCCTTTATATTAGGATACATTATATCAAGTTTTCTATCCTTTGCTGCAATTAAGACTTCAGCTTCAGTATAATGCAAACCTTCTAGCATATCAATAAAGAGTGACTCTCTTTTCATCTGTGGAAGTTTCAGACCAGGATCAAAGAAGATATATAGACGTCTATATTCTCTCTCTAAGGTTGTTTTTTCATAACCCATGGGTTGATCTGAAACCTTCTTATAAGGAGGTGTCCCTTCAGGCAATAACCATGTAATGTTTGGATGAAAGTGCATTCTTAAAACGCGCGAAACAATGGGACTAGGTTCATTCTTGAGTAGATTAAATCTATCTTGATCATTTTTTTGATCATTAACTATTGTTAAAAATTCAGAGAGTAATAAACCTCTTTTCATTGGAACTCCTCAATAACTTCAAGCATGTTATTTAAATTATGTTGTTGAAAATAATTCTTAATTTTTTCTTTAGCATCATTAGTTTGCAATTTTTTATTTAAGAATGTCGATTGTATTGTATCTTTAATATCATCTGGTATTTTTGAAAGATCAATTAATGTTTGATTTCTTTCAAAGTTATTAACAAAACCAGTATCTTGTGGCATAGAGGTATGATCTAGTTTCCACTCATTTAATTTTTTAGTTTGTATGGCTTTCTGTCTTCTGCCTTCAACTATAGTATCATCATCACTTAAAACATTTGGTACACCATCACCTTTATCACCTTTAATGATATGTTCAAATAGTTTATCTTTTGGATCAACCTTACAAGTTACAAAATCATTTCTTGTAGGAGACCACTGATATACATTATTAAACTTATGCAACTGCATAAAATCATGATCAGCTGATACTATTATTACTTTTTCATTTTCACTTTTTATCCATTGAATATAACAAGCTATAACATCATCTGCTTCAGCTCCTTCTATTTCAACTAATTGATAAGGTAAGTGTTCTTTTATTTCTGATTTGAGTAAGTTGATTGTATCAAATATTAAATTCCAATCTAACCCAGATTCTTGTCTTGCTTTCTTTCTATTAGCTTTATAGTTTGGAAATATATCTTTTCTCCAATACTTTCTACTATCACAAGCTATAACTATATCTGGTCCATATTCTTCTTTAAATTTTGT